ATGTTACACTATATTTGTTTTGCCACGAGTGAAACTCGTGTATCCGCCTTCATCCAAATGGCATGGCGCGACTGTGATCCCCTTAGTAGACTATATTGTGGCCAGCTTGGTATCGCTGAGTGTCATGTGTAGGACTGCGAGAATAGGCCCGCTTAGCTAAAATGCTATCAAGTATGTATGTGGCGAGTCTGTACGCTGTGCTTGCTCTAAAGCTACATATGTGGATGCTGGTTGATAAAACAAGCACCCCAATGTTTCCCCAGATCGGATATAAATTTCAACATATTGTCGTTGTACTAGAAAGAGACAATATGTTGATCTTACCATTCATGATTTCTTCCATGAGGGCATATCACCTTGGCGGATTATCTCCAAAGGATATTAAGTGCGCAATATACGTAAGCCGCACACGTCGAGCAATCCATTTCCACTACGCAGTTGAGACTTTTCTCCTGTACAAAGACCGTTAGGTCGTGCTATGGGGCACACTCATATTCCCACTCTTCGGAGTTATCCTATTCAGTTCGCGAGATAGCACATGGGAAAGAAGGCTGAGTCATGATATGGCTTCTTTACGAAGACATGATTTAGTCATTTTAGTACTATGTTGTTGATCTCTGCGGGTATGTCTCTCGAAAATATCTTTTGTTGGGGATGTGTCATGACATCTTCAACATTGGAAACAAAATACAAAAAAAATTTTCCGAAAAACAACCTTTGATTACAACTATAATATATAACGATGGCAATTTCAAGCAAACAACAATTTGCGCGCAGGCATTCCGCTCTCGTTAATGTTCAAGAAAAGTTAAGACTTAGACACGCCCGCGAAGAAATGATTCGCAAGAAAAATAAAGCTTTTAAGGAATCTTTGCGAAAGCAAGTTCCTAAGGAAGAACGTGAGAGAGAAAAGTCTGAGGCTCGTTCGAAGTCAATTATCGAACAAGTTGAAGCTTTGTTTGGTGAGGACAATGGTGTCGTTCATGAAGCCTTTGGGTTTGAGACCATGAAAAGTCTCAATCAAGTCACATCACAGGTGACTGGGATCTTATCCATGCTTGAAGAGAAGATGGAGAGTATTCTCGATATCTTCAAAAAAGCAACTTCCGCTATATTGTGGAAGGTACCACTCCTCATTTTGCTTTGGTGTGTTGCTGACAGGTTCGGATTGGGGCTTGGTTGCATCGGAATTCTTGCTCCAAACTTGATCAAGCATTTCTCAGGTTTTTGGGAGAGCTATATCACCGCAGGGGCAACCCTAGAGTCTGGTATTGATGGCATCTGTGCTACAATTGCCACTTTGCTGGTCTCTTGCGTCTATCCTAAAGGGGCGCAACCATCAACGTACGCTGACTTGATTTTGCGACGTGTTGCCACTTTCCAGCGATCGCAAGAAGGTTTCAAGGGTCTGTTTTCCGGATTACTGGGATGGTTTGAGACACTTCTCAACTATACCTCTAAGTACTTCGGTGGTCCAGAATTTGTATTGGCTGATCGCACCTATTCAACTCTCAAGGCTTGGATGGCTAAAGTTGATGCCTTTGACACGATATGTACATTGCGACATCCATCAGTAAAAGAACTGAAGGAAGCCGTCGATTTGAGTGTCGAAGGTATTGGTTTTC